CTTTATCTGGCTATGAAAAATCTAGTGAAGGTTATGTATATGTTATAACTAATCCTTGTTGGAAAGGTTGGATTAAAGTTGGTATGGCTATTGATGCAGAGGATAGATGTAAACAGTATCAAACCTCTAGTCCTTTTAGAGATTATAAATTAAGGTTTAAGAAATACTTTGACGATAGACGAAGTGCTGAACAACAAGCACATAAGAAAATAAAAAATATTTGTAAAGATAACAATGGAGAATGGTTTAAAGTTTCTATATCAGAAGCTAAAGAAATCATACAGTCAATATGAAAAAACTAGATACGTTAGTAGAAGATATATACGACAAGCTATCTGTACTATCAGATGGTGAGTCACTAAACATAGACGATAAAACTATTGATGCTTTCGGTGAGTCAATGAAAGAAGTTCTTTCTCATTGGGCTAACCCTAGACCAAGAGATAGTGGTACGTTACGTATGTCTAACATTGGTAAACCTATGCGTCAGCTATGGTATGATATGCGTTCAGAAAGTAAGACAACTGAAAGAATTAAACCCTCTGTCTTTATTAAATTTCTATACGGACATCTACTTGAAGAGGTACTTCTGTTGTTAGTTAAGATAGCAGGACATAAAGTTACCGATGAACAAAAAGAAGTTTCTGTATCTGGTATTAAAGGACACATGGACTGCGTTATTGATGGTGAAGTAGTGGATATTAAGACAGCCTCTAGTTTCGCGTTTAAGAAGTTTTATAATAAAACCCTAGCCGAAGATGATATATTCGGTTATCTCCCTCAGTTGGCAGGCTACGAGGCTGCTATGGGTACAAACAAGGGTGGTTTCTTAGCCATGAACAAAGAGTCAGGTGAAATAGCATTATATAGACCTGATTCTTTCGATAAACCTGACATAAAAAACAAAATAAAAACAGTTAAAAAACTTATAAAGGTAGACACACCACCTGATTTATGTTATAATCCTGTACCAGATGGAGCAGCAGGTAACATGAAGATAGGTAAAGGATGTACTTGGTGTAGACATAAGTTTGAATGTCATGCAGATGCTAACGAAGGCAAAGGATTACGAGTGTTCAAATATGCAGATAGATATTCTTATTTAACTAGAGTAGTAAAAGAACCTAGAGTATTGGAAGTTACTAAATGAACGGAAGAATAGCAAAAGCACTAAGAAAACGTAGTAAAGAACTATTAGTAGAATGGTTACGTTCTGTTGTTCCTGAAGGAGAAGATCTTACTAAGATACATACAGGAAACATACACGAGTTTATGCCTGCTGAAACACACATCTATGCTAATCGTAAGTTTTTATTAAGTGCTTATTCTTTACGTTGGTTTTATAAAAAATTAAAACGTAACCCTGATGCAACTTTATACGAGTTACTAAACGAACAGAATGTAAAATCTAGTACTGGTCATTGGGTTATCTAATGGCTAAAAGAAAACCTAGAAAAGTTAGACCAAGAGAAAAGAACGTACCAACAGGATACGATAGTAAGTGGGAGTACGAGTTGCACAAAGGTATATTAAATAACTGGAGTCATCACACTAACAAAGTACCTTATGTAATAGAACATACTTACGAACCTGACTTTGAAAAAGATAAAATTATTATAGAAGCAAAGGGTAGGTTTTGGGATCACGCAGAATATAGTAAGTACATCTGGATCAGAAAGTCTTTACCTGATACAATGGAACTTATATTTTTATTTCAAAAACCATACGCTCCGATGCCTGCTGCCAAGAAAAGAAAAGACGGAACAAAACGAACACATGCTGAATGGGCTGAAGCAAATAATTTTAAATGGTATACTGAAGATACCTTACCGAAGGAGTGGAAGTAATGATTGATTATAAATTCAACGAACACAATACAATAGAACAAATAAAAAGATACATAGATAAAACATACGAACAACACTATGCTTCTGGCAAACAGCAAGCAACAGAGATGGTTATAGATGCAGGACACGGAGATGGTTTCTGCATGGGTAACATTATAAAATATGCTATAAGGTATGGTAAGAAACCTGACTCTGTTACTGGAGAATATAAAAATCAAGGTGACTTGTTAAAGATTATACACTACGCTATTATAGCTATACACTTATGGACAGAGGATAAAACACATGATTAGCAGATTACTTTACATGATACCTTTTATAGGTATGTCAGTTGGCTGTTACTTTTTATTTAGTAACAACAGTGCAGTAGCAGGGGTGTTAGCTTTGCTAGGAATATTACAAGCGAGTATTTGTTTAGGGTTTTTATTTTTACAAATGCTACGAGCAGGAATTGATGGAACACTAGAAGTAGAAGTACAACTATGGGATGCACTTATGCCTGTTGTTTTTCTTTTGATAAGCTTTACTTCTTTTTTATATTTAACACTAAACATTTTACAAGAGATATAACATGACACAAACAAACAACGCAGAGTTACCCACAAACTATCAACAATTTATACATCTTAGTAGATATGCAAGATGGAACGAAGAACATCAACGTAGAGAAACATGGAGTGAAACTGTTTCTAGATATTTTGATTTCTTTGAAAATCTTTTAACTCAGAAACATAACTTAGACATTGTTACGTGGAACGGAACTAGAAAATATTTAGAAGAAGCTGTGCTTAACTTAGATGTTATGCCAAGTATGCGAGCATTGATGTCAGCAGGTAAAGCATTAGAGCAAGATAACGTTGCAGGTTTTAACTGTAGCTATGTAGCTGTCGATAACGTCAGAGCCTTTGATGAAACGCTATACATACTCATGTGTGGCACAGGTGTTGGCTTTAGTGTAGAGCGTCAGTATGTTAATCAACTTCCTGATCTACCTGAAGAACTATTCAATACAGATACAGTTATTAAGGTAGCTGATTCTAAGATTGGGTGGGCAAAATCCTACAAAGAACTACTCTCGTTACTATACGCAGGGCAGATTCCCACATGGGATGTGTCTAACATCAGACCTTATGGTGCTAGACTTAAAACATTTGGTGGTCGTGCTAGTGGTCCTGCTCCACTTGAAGAGTTATTTAATTTTACTATCAACATATTCCGTGATGCTATTGCAAAAGGACAGCGTAAGCTTGTGTCCATAGACTGCCATGATTTGATGTGTAAGGTCGCAGAAGTCGTAGTCGTAGGGGGAGTAAGGCGAAGTGCTTTAATCTCTCTCAGCAACCTCTCAGACAATCGTATGCGCAATGCCAAGTCAGGTGCTTGGTGGGAAGACAATCAGCAGAGAGCGTTATCTAATAACTCAGTAGCATACACAGATGCTGCAGAAACTGGTGCGTTTATGCGTGAGTGGTTGTCTTTGTATGAGTCTAAAAGTGGTGAACGTGGTATGTTTAATCGTCAAGCTGCAGAAAAACAGGCAGCTAAGAACGGTAGACGAGAAGATTATGAACACTTTGGTTGTAATCCTTGTAGTGAGATTATTCTACGTAACAAACAGTTCTGTAATCTTACTGAGGTTGTGGTTAGACCTGAAGATACAACAGCTACTCTTAAAGATAAAGTAGAACTTGCTACCATACTTGGTACGTTTCAAGCTACCTTAACAAACTTTAGATACTTGACAAGTAAATGGAAACAAAATACAGAAGAAGAATCATTACTTGGAGTATCACTTACAGGTATCATGGACAATAACGATATGGTAACTGGAAATAATATAGATTTAGAATATCTTAAAAACTATTCAGTGTCTGTTAATAAGTTATGGGCTAAGAAGCTAGGTATTCCCCACTCCGCAGCAATAACCTGTGTGAAACCTAGTGGAACAGTTAGTCAACTGGTCGATAGTGCTTCAGGTATTCACACTAGACATAGCCCATACTACCTACGTACTGTCAGAGCAGATAAGAAAGATCCGTTAGCTAAACTAATGGTAGACGCAGGTGTATATCACGAAGATGATCTTACTAAGCCAGAGCATACCTATGTGTTTTACTTCCCCATGAAGAGTCCTAAAGGCTCTCTCACAAGGAAGGACTTCACAGCTATACAACACTTAGACCTTTGGAAAAAGTATCAGGATAACTGGTGTGAGCATAAACCATCTGTTACTATCTCAGTTAAAGAGAACGAATGGTTAGATGTAGGTGCTTGGGTATATAAAAACTTTGATGATGTATCAGGTATCTCGTTCTTACCATACTCAGATCACTCATACAAGCAAGCTCCTTATCAAGAGATTACTTATAACGAGTATCGTAAATGGTTAAAGAAAACTACAGACACAGTAGATTGGTCTAAGATAACAGAGTACGAAACAGAAGATAACACTGAGAACACTAAAGAGCTTGCGTGTAGCGCAGGTACTTGTGAGATTATTTAATATGGAAAAGAAAACTGAAGCAAACTTAATAAGTTTTAAAGTACTTCTTAATCGTGACAATCAGCTAATAACAGAGATGTCTGTATTACCTGAAAAACATATTGATAAGTTATTTCATGTTGACGAAGCTTGGATCGTGCGTAATGTTATAAACAAAAGTAAAGACAAACTACATAACATGCACGATTATCTTCAATCAGAATTGCAAGCTTTGCAAGAAATGTAAAGGTTAACTTCCTTGTTTAATATTAATTACAGAGGAGCTGCCTCCGTTAGTAGTAACTCTGTTTACTTTACCTTCTTGTTCAATAGTTATACTGTATGAACCATCTTTAGATACGTTCATCTCTAGTGTATCTTCTATAGATCTTAAGAACTTTAAGTTTGTGTCAGTAACAAAGGTACTAATCTGGGTGTCACCATCATAGCCTACTGCAGTACCTTTTACTCCATCTGCAGACAGAGCTTTGTTTGCTTTGCCTAGCTCGTCAACTTCTTGTATGACATCAAGTAGATCTTCAAAAGTTACCTGCTAGGTAGTCTATGTCTAGCTCTG